TGGTTGATTACACCCGCGCCGTGCGCTATGCGGAGAGCGGCATCAACATCGCCAATCTACCTTCTTACGACGTCGGGACCAGCTTCGTTCCTTCTGATCAAACCGCAAACATTCATCAGGCTGAACGGATTTTTACAGCTGTTCAAAACGCCGACATTGTTGCCGCAGTGCAGAACTCGAACGGAAATAACGCCGCACTGGTCACTGAAATTCGTCAACTCCGCGAAGAGCTAAAAGCCGGCTTGTATTCCGTCGCCTCCAATACCGGCGAGACGGCCCGAATCAATCGCAAGTGGGACGGCGATGGTATGCCGGCGGTGAGGACAGTCTAAATGAAAATCGTAAGGCCAATGACAGTCAACGATGCGAATCTGCTGTCCAGTAATGTCGCTGAAACAGATTACGCCGCCTATAACGCCGGTACGACCTATGCGTTGTCGGATCGCGTGATTCTGGTATCACCTTCTTCGGCAGTCACGATCAGCATTGCAAACCCTGGCGTGGTTACGTGGGCAGCGCACGGCCTGGTTGATGGAACGCCGATTGTATTTACCACGACCGGCAACCTTCCCACGGGCATTGTGGCCGGCACTCGCTATTTCATCCGCGATGCGGCAGTAAACACGTTCCGACTTTGCACTAAGATTGGCGGAACGGCCATCATCACGACCGGTACGCAATCCGGCGTTCATACTGCAACGGCTCAGATTCACAAGGTCTATGAGTCATTGCAGGCCAGCAACCTGAACCATTATCCGCCATCAAGTCCAACTTGGTGGCTGGATAGCGGGGCTACCAATCGCTGGAAGATGTTCGATACATCGGTCACCTCGCAAACTTCGGCCACGGATCAGATTGTCGTATCTCTGCTCGCGACTGGCCGGGTCAATACTGTGGCATTGCTGAATGTGAGCGCGGCAACGGCGCGAGTCGTCATGACCGACGACGTGGACGGCGTGATCTTTGACGAGACGCAAACGCTAGCCAGCGACAGCGGTATTACCGATTGGTATGCCTACTTTTTCGAGCCGATTATCCGCGCCACGGACGCGCTGTTTTCAGATCTTCCGCCATACGCCGACGCGCAGATCGATATCACCCTGACCGATACCGGCAGTGCTGTGCTGTGTGGCGCTGCGCTGCTAGGCCTTGCCCGCGAAATCGGCGGGGTGCAATACGGCGCCAGCGTCGGGATTCAGGATTACTCGGTCAAGCAGCAGAACGATTTCGGCGACTACACGATCCTTGAGCGGGCATTCAGCAAGCGCGGGGTCTGGGCCATCTATGTCGAAAATTACCTCGTCGATGAACTCAACAAGATTCTCGCCGAATACCGCGCCACGCCGACCCTTTATATTGGGTCTGAATATTTCACATCGACATTTATTTACGGGTTCTATAAGGATTTCTCAACGGTCATTTCATACGTTGATTACTCGATCTGCAATCTGGAACTGGAAGGGTTGACATAAGCCCAGCATCACAACACAAGCCGCCTTCGGGCGGCTTTTTTATTGCCTGAAAGGTAGACATGACTATTACCTCATTGCCGGCCGCGCCAGCGCGAAGCGACCCCCCTGCGGAATTTATTACAAAGGCGGATGCGTTTGTAGTTGCCCTTGCTCAGCTCGTGACGGAAGTCAATGCAGCGACTTTGGCATTGAACCTGAATGCAACGTCCGACACTAGCTCAACTAGCAATAGCATCGGGACCGGCGCGAAGACATTTACGGTATCAGCCAGCAAGAGCTGGCTCGGTGGTATGTTCATTGTCATCGCGGACACGGCAGCGCCTTCGACCAATTCGATGATTGCGCAGGTGACGAGCTACAACTCTGGCACAGGGGCGCTTGTGGTCGATGTCAAGGCCACGCTCGGGAGCGGAACCTTCATATCATGGATCATCTCTCAGACGACAAATCCCATTCCGATCAACAACTCGGTTGCGACGGCAGCATTGCAGGATGGGGCGGTATCTACTATAAAGTTGGCTGATGGCGCCTTTAATGGCCTGACGACGGTAATACTAGATCCTGCCGCCGATTTTGTTGCGATTGCGGATGGAAGTGATGCCGGGAAAAATAAAAAAGCACTTGTTCCGACAGCATCGCAAACAGTAAAAGGCCTTATCGAAATTGCAACTTCGGCTGAGACCACGACAGGTACAGACCAGACGCTTGCGATGACGCCCGGACTCGCAGATTATCATCCAGCCATTGCCAAGGCATGGGTGTCATTTAATGCAACCGGGGTGCCGGCGATTGCAGATTCGTACAACGTAAGTTCTCTAACTGATAACGGCGTCGGCGATATTACCGTAAATCTGTCTATCACCCTGTCATCGGCCAACATGGCGGTTGGTGGGTGGGCGCGCGATACCGTTAACAATTTCCCGACTATTTCCGGCGCAACAGTTTCCGGTCCTACTACTACTTCGGTTAGATGCAGGATTTCCAACGGGGCCAATACATCGCTGGATGCGGTCTATAACAGCATCATCATCATGGGGCGTAAATAATGTTCATCATCTATCCGAACGGAAATGGAATCTCGGTCATCTGGCCCGCACCTGGTTGGGACATCAACGAGGTGGCAAAGAAAGATGTCCCGGCTGGCGTCCCATTCAAGATTATATCTAGCGATGATTTGCCAGCGTCGAGGGAATATCGCGATGCGTGGGATCACGATTTTTCCGACAACGATGGGGTTGGCATTGGCCAGGAAGCATGGTTTGAATTGCAAGGGGTGAATAATGATCAAGCTGAATAAGGAAAAGCTGCTCAGTCTCTTCGTCCAGAATCAGGAAATTATGGTTGAAAGACTTCTGGACGAAGAGGCGGAGGCTTATGGATATAAACATCCAGAGAACAAGATCCCGTCGATTGATAGAGCCTGCTCCTATGCCGCGTATCCGAACAAATACCAGAAAGAAGCACAATCATTCGTGGCGTGGCGCGCGGATGTTTGGGAAAAATTTTACAGTTTCATGGATGACATTAAATCGGGGAAGTCAGAAATGGATGATGTTATTTCAATGTTGCCAAAAAGGATCAAGTAATGGTTGAAATGAAGCAGGACGCGCTAGGCGTGTGGCATGTGTACCGCGCTGACGGTACGGAAATCGACATTACCGCATCGACCACATGCGGGTTGCAGGAGGCTATTAACGAGGCGGTGAACAATGCTTATGGACTCAAGATTCATGGGCGCGGCATCAACTCCGCCAATCCCCCGTATGCACAGAAGGCAATGATTACGTGCTCGACGCCAATTTACGTTCCGGTCATCCACAACCAGCGCTGGGAAATCGGGCCTTGTACCATCGCCTTCACTGCCGATGTGCAGAGCGACGGACTTGTGTTCGATTCCTGCATGCAGTTCGAATGCGAGTTCCACGGTGAGATTTATTATCAGGGTGTCAACGCTGCCGTGCTGTTGTTGCCGCGCACGCCGCTGAACCTCGACCCGGATACCGGCATCAAGAACTCCCGGTTCTTCTTCAAAACGATCATTGGCAGCAATCAGGCCAACTCGGCCTGTATCCGCTCCGTGGTGCAGAATCACGGCGTTTGCCACAATGAATTTGAATTCCTTGAATTGCGCGGAGGCGGCTACGGATTCCATGTTTGTGAAACGGGCGCTCAGTCGGACGTGGGCTTTTTCGGCAATAAAGTGTCTTGCCCCCATATCCATTATCAGAACACCACAGGCGCGCAGATTGGCAATCTCGGCAACAGCAATATCAGCGGCAATCAGTACGACCTGGTATTCGCTACGAAGGCCGGAACCACAGGAATGGAGACGATGGATAAAGGCTCCATTATCAATGTGTCGGTGCTACAGGTTGAAGGGCTGGCTTCCGTAGGCGTGAAGCTGTATCCGCAGTCGAACAATAACCTGGTGCTGCGTGGAACGATTTCTGCGAATACTCCGATTCAGAATTCTGGCTCGGGGAACAGAATTGTTTAGCCCATAAAACTCGAAAAACACAATAACCAAGCCGCCTTCGGGCGGTTTTTTTACGCCTATTGGAAGGGGTCGAAATGGCTGAACCGGTAACACACGCGGGCATGTTGCTCACGGTATCCGGCGCCGCGTCAGCGGTGTTTGGGTTCATCTTCGATGTGCCGGGCAGCACTGTATTTGCCGCAGCAGCCGGGGCGTTCTTCGCTGCACGGCTTGGGGAAACCGTCGGTTATAAAAAAACATTCGGACTGATTGCTGGCGGTACTTTCGCTGCGGCAATGCTGACAAGTCTACTGATTTATTTCGCGGGGATGTTCTACCAGCAGGATTCCGCTGGGCAATACCCGCAGCGAGGGGTCGCGTTCGCGCTTGCGTTCTGCCTGATCTATTTCCGAAAGGAAGTGCTCGATCTGGCGCGCAGCAAAATCGAGGGCTTAAAGCAATGACTCTTTACGCAATCGCATTCCTTACTGCCATCTACATTCTGCTGGAAGCCATTGACGATGTAGACCGCTACAGCGGCTTTGATCGTGCGTGCCTGGTCGCGCGGGATGTGCTTACCGGTGTCGCCGGCATTGCCTTGCTTTGGTACACGCTACACGGCCAAATCGATTGGCTTCATGTTGGGCTCGCCGTGCCGCTGGCACTCTACATCTGGCCGAAGATGGTTCATCGCGCCTTGCGCTGGCGGCAAGGTCGCAGCTTTTGGGGGCCTCAATGAAAAAACCAGCATGGTTGGAAATCGCCGAAAGCTACATCGGCACCACGGAATTCAAGGGCATTCGCCACAACCCGATAATCGTAGGCTTCTGGAAGCTGATCAAGCGCGGCGGCATCAAGGACGATGAAACGCCCTGGTGCGCGGCATTCGTCGGCGGATGCCTTGAACAAGCCGGCATCGTGTCTTCTCGGTTCGAGAGTGCGGCTTCGTATCTTCATTGGGGCGCAGAGGTGCGCCGGCCATTGCTGGGTTGCGTGGCCGTAGTCTCGCGCCCGGGCGGGAATCATACATTCTTTGTTGTCGGAATCAGCAGCGACGGCAGACGCGTGATCGGGCTGGGCGGTAATCAATCCGACAAGGTGCGTTATTCGCTGTTCGATATTGCTACGGTCAAGGGGTTCCGCTGGCCGGAAATATTGCCGCTTGGCGAGCCGGCTCCCGTCGTGAATCCGGCTCTCTTCCTCAACGAAACAAAAATGGATTAGGAGCTGCGATGCGCTACAAGCGATTATTTCGGACTGCGACGGCCATCGGTATCGCCGTGCTCGCGTTAAGCGGCTGCGCGCTTGTGCAATGGCTGCCGCTGTCATCCTGCGATCATGTGAAGTATGAGCGGAACGGGAACGAAGTGCAGGCGGAGGCATCATGCCGCCTGTGATCGTCTACCGGGACAATTACAAGTATCAGTTGGACGAGGATTATGCGATCCAGCTTCCCGACACCTTCAAGCCCGATTCCATCCTGGACATCTATGAGCCGTATTACATCCTTGGCATCGATGGCCTTCTGACGATCAAGGCCGGCTATGCCTGGGACGGTCCAAGCGGCCCGACCTTCGACACTAAAAACTTCATGCGCGGGTCGCTTGTCCATGATGTACTGTACCAGCTCATGCGCGATGACCACTTGCCGACGACATGTCGTAAAGCGGCCGACGAACTGCTGCGCCAGATTTGTATCGAGGACGGCATGACTTCGATCCGGGCATGGTGGGTATATCAGGGCGTCAGAATTGGTGGTGGAGATTACGTTACTTCAGAGTGGAAGCCGCCGCTTACGGCCCCTTAACACTTCGGGACTTTCTCGGGACTTGTTGTGATCGGTTATGCGCTGTCGTGAAAGTTGGAACAGTCGGTATCAGCGTAAGCGATTGATTTTATTGCACCGTCAGAGAAACTATAAAACTACGAACCAAGGGGTCAGGAGTTCGAATCTCTTCGGGCGCGCCATATTTCAGTAGTAAAGTCAGCCGGTTACGCTCTGCAAAGCTAACCGGCTTTTCTTTTCAGAATTGTCAGTTCGGGACTTTTTCGGGACTTATCAAAACAAACCCGATTCGCTGCCTCGATCAATTCCAACAATTCCGGGGCCGAGTAGTGCGTCGTAATGTCGTCGCTTTTATGCCCAAGTAGCACCTTCCGAGTTTCCAGAGACACGCCAGCAGCGCGTAACCGTCGCCCAAAAGTATGCTTCAAGTCGTGGACATGAAGCGTCTTGAACCCCTCCGGTGCTGGATAGCCGAAAACGTCCTCATAACTATCTGAAGCCGCTTTCCTTCCATCCTGCCAGGCCGTGTTATTCATCGATCCCGTCGGCGTCGGCTTTCCTTTCGGTCCACGCTTCCAGGTAAAGACGAACTCCTTGTGCTGGCCGCGGCATTCTTCAATCACCGACTTAGCCACGCGGTTCAATACGACTACCCGATCCTCGTCGTTTTTCACGATCCCTCGCGGAATAATGAACACAGACGTTTCCAGCTCCGGCACCTCAACTTCCCATTTCCATCGAAGCTGACAGACTTCATCTTCCCGGTTCCCGGTATTCACCTTGAACAGCACCATGCGCTGCAAATGCGGCATCAGATGCTTGAGTAGATGGGTCTGTTCCTCCCATGAAAGCGGATAAGGCGGCCGCGCATCCTTGGTATCCAACATCGTGATCAGCGGGGCAGTTTCCAGCCATGTTTTGCCGAATTCGTCCCGCCAGCTGCGCGATGCAAGATTGCAGATGCGCCTCACCACTTGCAGCGCCAGGTTGACCGTCTTTCTTTTCCGGCCTTCCCCGAGGCGATGCTTGACGAATGCTGCGAGCGTGCCGTCGTGTATCTGGTCGAGCGGTACGTCGCCGATCCACTTGTCGAGCTGCTTCAGGTGGATCGCGTCAGTAGCGATGGAGTCTTTATGCAGATTTTCCTGCAGGTACTTGGTTGCCGCTTCACGAAAAAGGCGCCGCTGTCGGACGCCGTAAACTAGCTGTTGCCGGATTTGCTCAAGCCTTCGGTTCAGATGACGCTCTGCTTCTTCGAGGTCGCTTGTTCCAGTGCTTTCGCAAAGGCGGCCGTACCCCCGGACCTGCTTGTCGATCTGCCAGTAGTCGCCTTTTTTCGTGAGACCGGTTGCGCGTTTTGGCATGTAATGCCCCCTTCCTGTTGTGCTTCGCGCTTCCGACCGTTCCGCTCGATATATTGATCCGCCCAGGCGTCAAGTTCAAGTCTGTCGAAAGCGATGCCTTGTACGCCGACCGGAATTTCGGTCAGAAACGGCCGTACTTCGGCGTTGTATCTGTTTTTGTCCATACCGAGATATTCCGGCGCATCGCGCAACCGGATCAGCCTGGGCAGCAATGTGACGCTAGCGGACATTTAGCCCTGCGTCTCCTGTGCGGATATGGCTGCTACATGAGCGGCGAAATTCTGAAGAGTTGTCACCGTCCCGTTGTACCAAGTCACCCCGTATTCATTGGTTGGATTGTCTTGATCAACATAGAAGCCAGACAGCTTTGCCAATCTCATGATCTCGGCACGATCTAGCGCTTTTGCATCCCTCGAATCCTCACTCTTAACCTGCTGGGGAAGGGCGGTGAGGGCGTCATGCGCTGCGCCAACTGCTGGAATGCTAGGGAACTTACATGCCGCGCATTGATAGCCAACGCTAGGATCGCACTCGCAATATGTCTGATGGTTGCGCGGATCAAACTGCTCCAACAAATCCTCCAACGCATCCCGCAATCCCTGCACCTGTACGGTGAGCAGGGCGTTCTGTTCCTTGAGGCGGGCGAGTTCAGTGCGGAGTCGGTCGAGCTCATCCGCTGCTTCCACACATGCCTGACGGCTCATAATGATTTCTACGCCATCCTCGTCGCATTGACGTCCGCCTCGTAAAACATCTGTTAATTCCATCGCATGATCGCTTTCGTCAATGAAAGAAGATTCGCATTTAAAAATTACTGCTGGCCCATAGTATGGCTGGCTCATTTCGCCTCCTTATTCGGCAGCAGATTGTTTGCCTTGGCGTGCTCGATCATCCGCTGGCCGTTGGGTAGTAATACGTGGGCCATGAACACCTCATCGAAGCTGATCAGGCCGGTCTCGACTGCCACGACCTGGGCCTTGATCCAATCGCGGAGAATCGAGTAGACGGCAATCGAGCCGATCTCAAGCGCTTTCGCTTCCCATTCGGCCTTGGTCGATGCTTTGCGGCTCGTCCACGGATTCTCTTTCAGCCATGCGGTCGCATAGCCCTTGAAGTTGGCCGGGAAACTGACGCGCGCGCCGTGCCACTCGAACTGCACAATCAGCGTGCCGGCATCCCAATCGGTCATCACGCCGAACTTGTTGCACCCGAACTGCTGCAGGATGCGCTGGATCTCGGCGAGGGCTTTATCGCCGCTTGTGGCGCTGGAGTATGGTAGGGTCATTTAAATGTCACTCCTGCGGTGCAGATGAAAGCCCCGGTCCAGTAAACCGCCTGCATGCGGTCGCCGGCAATTAACCATCCAAAGGCTAGGCATGCGAACTGCAGCAGCAGGGCGTAATTGATGATGATGGGATTCATGCGTCAACCTCTGGCAACCTTGTTTCAAGGCCGTACTTGTCGGTTGTCTTGTTGAACTTGCGGGCAACAGCCGCGGCAAGGTCAATGCCGAGTTCCATCGCCGCGAGGTCTGCGCAAATAATCACATCGGCCAACTCATCGGCCGCCTTGTCAACAGTGGATCGCGAGCCGACAAGCCCCATCCGCTCACGCTCGATTTTTTTCAACTCGTTGCAGGCTTCGCCGGTCTCGCCGGCCAATTCGTTGCCACGGTAGGAAAGGCTGAATTTTTGACCTTTTGCCCATTCGATGTCTCTGGCGATATTTGCCTCGCGTAACGTCGAGAAATTTAGTTTTTTCATGGCTTCACCCTCCGAAACTCGATCACCCATACCCACGGGTTTGCATCCCAGGAGCCGGCGCCGTTGATGGTCTCCCAAAGTGCCTCGTAGGCTTCCACGGCATCGCGGTCTATTTCACCAGTGGCTATATCGGTGATGTTTCCGAAGTCAGTCACACCCTCGGCTTTCGCATCCGCCTCACTGCAATCATTCAGCCTTTCGACGCGCACGCTTGTTATTTCGAGGTCTATGCGCGAAGCCCGGCGGGGCATGTGGATGGATGGAGTCCAGCGAACCTTGCTTTCTGGAAGATATGTATCGAAGCGATGCTTGCGCACTTGCTCCATGTAATCGTTCGCACGATAAATCAGGTATCCAGGATCAACATTGCCGACCTCGGCGAAAGTCTCCCGCACCCACAGCCGGTCGCCGGGCTGGCCGTAGGGGTTGCGAGTAGCAAGTGAGTGACCTGGCACAGCGGGAACGCGTCGAATATTTTCCGACCAGCCGGCGCCGTAAAGCTCCCAAAAGTGACCATTTAATACAGGTTGTGGCTTGCATATCCGCCTGGTCTGCGTCTTGCTCCCGTCGAGCAAAGCCAATACCATCGGCCTGCTGAATAACATTCCACGTTCTTTCATAAGGGGGCTCCAAGATGAAAACATTTGTTAGTGAAGAAAGGTATTTCCAAATCCTCAACGAAGAACTGACGTAGCACCCCATGGGCGCAGGTCTCGACCCATTCATTCAATTGTCCGGCGGTTACGATTGGCCGCACGACAACATGGACGACGAGAAGGTGTATATCGATGTGTCCCAGAAGGTCATGAGGGATTACAGAATCAAGTAATTTCCTCACAGCCCAATCTCCCCCAAGTTATGCCGATCCGGGCAAACGTCCGAATGCAGATCCAGCAGCTTCACCCCCGTATCGAATCGCGGCTGCTGCACGTCACCGCGCGCGAGGTTGTTCAGATGCTTCCAATCGCTGCCGACTTCCTTCGCGACTTGCGACAGCGGTTTGTAGTGGCGGCGGAGGTTGAGGCAGACTTTTTGCCAGTTAATGGGCTTCATGGTTTGGCCTCGAACATATCGGTGGTGAGCGGGTCGCGGAAAACAATCTTGTCGCCTACCTGGACGAAGGCCGTGCATTTCGGCTGGCCATCAGTGCCGTAAACCCATTCCTTCGGATAGCCAGGATCCTCGACCTTGAAGCGCATCGTCGCGCCGATGATTTCGCAGATTTCGCTTTCATCGCACTCGTCGTAATCCTTGCCCTCGCTCATAGTCTTGTCGCGCGCGCAGTGCTCGCACCAAGCGGAGAAGAAGAATTCGCCTTCAGTGCCATTGCTGGGCTGGTATTTCTCGCCGGCATGTGCCTTGAATTTCTCGGCTAGGCCGATGGGGAAAATGATGTGTTTCATGCTGCCGCCTGCACTTCTTCGAAGTCGAACAACGTCGGCATGCCTACCTGCTTTTCAGCCGTCTGCAGGTACCGAATCCCGTCGAAGTAGTAGCCGGTGTTCAGCTCGACCGCGCGCCCCTTCCGACCCAGCTTTATCGCTCGATAAGGCACCGTGAACAGCCCGCCGAATGGATCGAACACCACGTCGCCCTTGTTGCTGTAGCGCGTGATCAGCCGGTCCACGATGTCAAATTGCAGCGGGCAGATGTGATTGTTCAGGTTGCGCGCCGACTGCTCGCTATTGAGGGTGAACATGCGGTTCACGTCGTGCCATACCTCATCATCGTGACTGCCCGGGGCAATGCTCATGAAGGTCGAAGGCAGGGCATTGCGCGCGTCCAGCGCTTCACCGAGGGCGATGTGCTGCTCATAATCGTAGATCGTCTGCAGGCTGCGCTCGGTGAACATCTTGGCGAGCACATCCGGGCCGTAGCCTGCCATTTCCTCGGCGGACAGGAAGCGGTCACCGCTCGAGCGCCAGAAGGAATGTGCATCGACCTGCCAGCGCGCCCGGCTGTATTCGTCCTTCGACTTCACCACCGGCACGTCGGCATAGCCGCGGCTGCGGTCGGTCTGCGGCTTGCGGAACAGCAGCACATACTCCGGCGAACCGACGCCCATCTTCGTGCCATCCTTGCACTGCTCCGACCAGCCGAGGCGGTAGGTCTGATTGTTCTCGCGCACCACGTCGGTGACGATGGTGATCATCCCCATGTAGTCGAACCCATGCTTGCGAGCGTGCATGATGGCTTCGCAGTGGAAAGGGCTAACGGTCGGCACGCCGGCACCGGTGACATTGCCGAACAGGATCCTGTCCTTCACATGGCAGCAGTACATCCGGCCGGGTTGCAACACGCGCAACAGTTCGGGCGTGAGATAGTCCATCTGAGCCCAAAAATGATCATTGCTTTCGGTGTGGCCGAAGTCGTTATAACTCGGCGTGTATTCGTAGTGATTGCTGAACGGGATCGAGGTCACGATCAGGCCGACGCTGTTTTCGTCCATGCCTTGCGTTTCGATCACGCAATCATTGTTCGCGACGTGGAAGTGTTCGCCCTTGGCTTCGATCCTTTCGACGCCAATCGTACGGGCCAGCTCAGTTTCGAACCCCAGCGACGACAGCCCATATTCCTTGATGATCTCGCTCATACGGACACGCATCTGCTTGTCCTGTTCCCACTTCTCTTGCAGGCTGGCCAGCACTTCGCGCTCGGCCTCGCTGTAGATAATGTCAATGCGCACCTGGTGCTGCTGCTGGAAACGGTGAACGCGGTGGATCGCCTGGATGAAGTCGTTGAACTTGAACCCGATGCCGGCGAATATTTCGCGGTGACAATGCCGCTGGAAGTTGCATCCGCTACCGGCAATGACCGGCTTAGTCGAAAGAATCCTGTGCGCACCGTCGCTGAAATTGATGATGCGCTGTTCGCGTTCATCGAGGTCTTGCGAGCCCCACACGCTGACGGCATCCGGTACCGCCTTCTGAATGGCGTGGCGTTCATCCTCTAGGTCGTGCCAGACGATGAAATGATCGTCAGCACCCTGCCCGATGATCTCCTGCACCTTGCCGACCCGCGCGTCCAGGCTGTTGCGCTTCTCGGCACTAGCCGCCTGCACGCCCAGGGCGACATCGGGGAACATCAGGTTCTGGCCGTCACGGTCGGCGCCGGCCGCTGCGTAGTCGCTCGGCACTTCGTGATAGCGCACGTCCAGTTCCGGCAGCTCGTAGCCTTCGTCGCTGTAACCAAGGTCGCTCGGTTTCTGGATGAAGCATGCCCAGCTGTGCAGCCACAGGTAGAACTCGGCTTCCTTGTGCGGGTGAAGCTGCAGGTTCCCGGCCTGGCTGCTGTCGCGCTTGAAGAAGCGGGTCAATGCCTGCCCGGTGTCCATGACGCCGAGGAACCCGGCGTAGTGGATTAGTTCCTTGAAGCGGTTCGGGCTGGGCGTTGCCGTGGCTACAAAGCGGTATTTCACGCCATCGAATAGCGGCAAGAACTCTTGATATGTCTTGCTCCCGTAGCTGCGCAACACGCTCGCTTCGTCCAGGCTGGCGGCATGGAACAAGCCGGGATTGATCAGGCCTTCGCGTACGCTCTCGTAGTTCGTCATGTAGACCGTGCGGTCATCTTCGATTTCGCTGTCGCGACGGATGAAGCGCAGGTCCATGCCGTAATCGCCCGTGAACCGCTCCGCGATCTCGCGCTTGAACTCCTGACGCACCCCGAGAGGTAGGACGATCAGGCGCATTGCCGATTCATGCGCACCGATCAACCGCATGATTTCGAGTTGGGTCGCGGTCTTGTGCAGGCCGAAGGCGGCGAAGATCGCGCGGCGGCCGCCTGCGACAGCCCAGCGAACGATGTCGCGTGTGTGCGGCTTCAGCGCCGGATTGATTTCGGCAGGGTCGATCTCAATGCCCAAGGCCTTCGAGAATTTGCACTTCGCTTGCAGGAATTCGAGATAGTCCATATTCATCCTTTTTTGCTTTGTTCAACCGGCTCAAGGAACCGGCTGGAAAAAGCCCACCGTTGCCGATGGGAAGGTTCCGCTCTCAGGGAGGAGAAGCGCGGAAAGTGGTTAGGCGGCTTCGGCAAGTTCCTGCTGTTCTTCCTGCTCGACTTGTTCCTCGGGCGGTGTCAGGCTGATATCGATTTCGGATTGGATCATTCCGGACAACTTGCCGACTTGTTCCTCGGATGGGTGCGCGATGACGCGGAACTTTATATTCACGCTGCCGCCGTCCTTACATTCGAACTTGAAGGAATCGACCTCGCACTCGATCATCGTGATATCGGAGTCGCCGCCGATGCCGTAATGGACGGTCGTTTCGTAACCTTCCAGCTCAGCATTCCATTTCAGCGGCTGGGCCAAGTTGGGTAATTTCAGGGCGGTCAGGCGGCCGGGCTCGTCCAGCAGTTCACCCTGCGCATCGTCGGCCTTCTCGTACATGGCTGACTTGAGGGAAGGGTGGAATTCGCTCAGAACATCGTTGCTGACCGTGGCTTCGATGTGTAGATCGGTCGCGAGCACATGCTTGTCGCCGTGAAGCTCACTGCGAAGGTTGACGTTCGAGAGTTTCGCTTTTGCATTTTTGAGGCTGAACATCGTTACTTCTCCTTTTTCAACATGAAATGAGGGAGTGGGGCGCTGGCTATGCCGCTTGCAGCGCGGCTTGGTCGGCGAAATAGACGCCGAATTTGTCGAGGAAGAACTGCTTGCGCTGCTCGATTTCCTCAATCTCAATCCGATTCTTCTCGAGCTCTCGATTAAACTTGTTGAGAATGTCTGTCTTGTTGACTTCCAGTGAGTTATGGTCGATGTCAGCAACCAGCTCGAAGTCTTTTGTTTTGGCGTTGTAAGACTTGAATTTGATGGAGGCCGAGCTGTAGTCGTTTTCCAAGTACGCCACGACAATCGATGGCAGGTTTTCGAAAGGCTCGAAGCCGACGATTACGCCAGGCAGTACATCGAATTCATCGTTGTATTTCTTGATGAGGCATTTCACGCGACTACCTACCTGCAGGGTTTCAATCCGTTTCGCGGTGCGAAGATCAACTTCCAACTTCACGCCGTTAATTTCGATTAAATGGGTTTGATTCGTTTCCATTTCGCTGCTCCTTTACTGTTAAAAATAGGGCGGGGTGCTGCACATTTCGCCGGTGGCATTCTCCCCATTCCGCAATGGGGCGCTATCGCTGACCGGGACCGTTCTGCCTTAAGTCCCCGGGTATCCACCTTCACAGGTATTGAACCGTTGTGAGCACCCCATAAACTGCTACTGCTTAAACTCTGCTGCCTTGCGCTTGTAAATCGCGCCGAGGTCTTCGCGCTGCTGCAGGTCCGGCACGTACTGGATCAGGTCGGCGGCAACGTCGAGCGTGTCTAGATCGGGAGAGCGTTCGAGCTTGCTGGCAACGTCTGCGAATTTAAGAACAGGATCGCCGGCCAAGTCTTGCTGTGGCTGTGCTTCATCGAACGGGTTATCGCTGGCCGGTGTTGGCTGGGGCTGCTCTACCTCTTGCTCAGCCGCTTCCTTGCGCTTCCGCAATGCATCCTTGACGTTCTCGGTCTTGCTTGCCGGATTTTTATCGCCCTCAGAAGCTTCAACCGCGTCGAACCATTCAGAAGGCTGGCTCATGCCGTCGCGCAAACTGGCGTAAATCTTTTTGAGGCTCACAACCTGGGCGGGCTGGATGGCATCAAGGCGGCGCTGAATGCGCTTCTCGATCTGTTCCTTGGTGACGCCAAAGGCTTCAAACGCGGCCACGATCTTGGCGATACCCTCGGGCGATGTATCTGCCTTCGCCTTCATGGTCACTTCGCATTGCGAGACAGCGGCCTCGGTAACGTCGCCAGGGATAACGGCCAGAATGCAGGCACGAAGGCGGCGCGCGCCTTGGTTGGCGATCAACTCATAAATGTCGCGAGGGTCTTCGAGGCGTTTTGCGCCTTGGCGGGTGTAGCGAATGTGCGGTACCTGAAAAACCTTGTCGCATTGATAACCCGTCTCCAAGTCCCAAGCGATGGTTTGCACGGTAGAAACGCCGTTGACCTGATCCAGTTCGCGCACGCTGGTTTTGATGTTTCCCCAGTTTTGCGCGAGCGTTTCAGCCAGCCGGATCGACGGGCCTGATACATCGGAACCGCCCCGGCTATAGGTGTAAACAGCAGAATCCGCAAGGGCGGGACGTGCGCAGGCATTCAGGATGCGATCCATCGATGCAATCGGATCGCGCGGGTTAAGGCGGGCAATCATCATCGCGGCCTGAACTTCTGCAATGGCGCGTTGCTGATCAGTTTGGGCAACAGCATTCGTTGACGGTCTGGCCGCAACAGGAGCGTTGCCAAATGGGTTTTCTACAACCTGGTTCATGATCTAAAACCTCCTACTTGAGTAAAAAACGGCGGGTTGGCTCACCAATGGCGACGAACTGCGCATACAAATCGGGATGGTGAGTCTGGAATGTTTTGGAATCGAAGCGTTTGGCACCGGCTTGCGCTTTCCATGTGGCAAGCACTTTGCCTTTTTGGATAAGGGTGTCGTTCTCTCCCAGCGCCTTCATGATCACGGCCTTGGTTGTTTCTTCCTCTTCCTCCAATGCCTTCACCATTTCCTTGATCCGCTTGATATTGGCGATGGCTTCGGCAGTTGCGGCGTCTGCTTCTACGGCGCCCTCCTTGCTGAACTTCCCGAACATCGCTTGCACATCTGCAAAGCTCACCGGATCAGGCGGAATTCCCTGCTCGACACGGCGCCAAAAATCAGCCTCGCCATCGATGATCATTCCCTGCAGCTCGCGGTCTGCCTCAATCTCGTACATGCGGAAATCAGAGCCGCCAATCAGCACGGCAACATCTGCAACCGGCAGGGCCGTGACTTCGAGGTAGTGCTGCACTTGAATGAGATATGCCTGTGGCACTTCATCGGTACCGGGCTCGCCCCAATCCTGCGCGGTGCGCGCTGTCTTTACTTCCACCAGGCGGCCGTCATCGGTAATGCCGTCAACCGTGGCAAGCATGAAAGGGTGCGTCTGGTGCCGAATGATGCCCTCGGGCAAGCGAACGGTGCGGCCGGTGCGCTCTGCATACTGCTGGCGAATTACCGGCTCAAGAACGCGGCCCCAAAGCATCGGCTCGTTATCAGGAATGCCGCCGATCTCGCCGCGCTTTTCCTGATACACCTGCAGCGGCGTCTTGTATTTCGATAGGCCGAGAACGGCAGCGGCATCGCTCCCGCCGATCCCGGTCATACGGTCTTGTAACCATTGCTCACGTGCATTCATGCTCTTGCCCCCTTCACTGATTTCAATTGAGGTTTACGAACGGTATGGGCGCGGCCAATCACGCCACCTTTTGGCCAGCTATTCAGCACACGAACCACGCGCTGAACTTCCTGCTCTGCGCGATGCGCAACGCACAGCTGGCACTGGCACACGTCCGGACGGTAGAAATAGGGCGGGACGAATTTCATGGCTTACTCCCTTTTTTACAAACACGACAAATCCGGACGGTTTCATTGATCGCGCGGCAATACGGGCAGCGCCATTCGGTAGTGGGGTAGCTCATGAGCAATAGCCCCGCATCCTGTCGCGCAACTTGATCTTCATGGTCAGCGATAGATTCCCTGCCTTGTTGTTGCATTTGGCATGCGCAAGAGCCATGTTTTCGAGTCTGTTCTGGCCGCCTTTGTCGAGTGCGATAAGGTGCTCAACGGTCATGTCTTCGTCGGCTATATCTATGCCGCAGTAGAAGCATCCGCGACCGTCACGCTGCATAAGCACGGCCTTGCGTTTTGAATTCGCTGTTCTGGCAGCTTTGGCAAATCCCATCGACAGCACCTTGCCGCCATCGAATGCAGCCAGCGCTTCCAGGGCGAAACCTGCGGCACTGATCTTTCCTTTGCCGTTCACATAGACGACGTGCGTTCCACCGTGCGCGATGAAGCGGGCAAGCTCATACGGATTTGTGGGCATCAGCACTTCGGCGCCCATGCGCGAGAGCCATTGCTTGAATTGTTCGGCTCGCTTTGCGTTCATGACGGCAACACCAGAAGGATCAGCCCGACGACGCCATAAAACGTAAGTACAAAGCAGACGCCCTCGAAGAAGCGCACGTGTTCCTGCTCTTGCTCGTTGAAACAGGAAAGGTCATGCGGATTCATTTCCGGCCGCCTTTCTTGTCATGGTCCATAAAATTCCCAACACGCTCAGGATTGGCAGCAATGAAGATGACGCTGCCGATCAGCAGGGCCAGCGTCACCAGCCCAACGGCTTGCAGAAAGTATTGATAGATGCTGATTTCGCACATGATTCAGCCCACCTTCTTATCGCCGCAGAACATGGCGATACGGTCATTGGTCAGGTCGCGGGCAACGCGGGGAGCGTGGCGAAAGGTGACGGCGTTGATGTCGATATTGCGCTGGAGTTTCGCGCGCTCTTCGGCGAGGAATTCCGCGTAATCGTTGGATTCTTGCAGTTCGGACGTTGCCGCCTGAATTTCCTTGATCACTACATCGAAACCGTTCATCTGAACCTCCCTTGTTTCCGCGTTTGTGTTGCGGTATGGGAGTAATTCTACGCTTGTAGATATCATTGTCAACAGTTGTAGAGAAATATTTTCAACAAATGCTGTTTTCGATTCCACATGTTGAAAGTGCGATCGTAAAAAAACCGCCTGGCGGCGGTTGTCTGTTGGGCTGGTTAGCGGATCAAGAGCAGCCTATGCGTTCCCACTTGTCCTTGGCTTTGGCGTCATCCTTCGTCTGCCATTGCATGTTCTCGGGCGCATCAGCGCCGCCGCAGGCAAGCGGTTTTATGTGGTCGATGATATATCCGGGGCAGGATCCTTTAGGATGGCCGGTCGAAGGGCAGGGCTGCATCTGTTTGAACTGCGATTTCGCTTTGGCGCTGCGGCGATATTCTGCCCATGCCGGACTTGCTGCGATACTCAGCGCCAAAAATGGCATCAGCCATTTACTTAGATTTTGAAGCCTGCAGCTTTTTAATGAGGGCATTGAGCTTTTCTTCTTCGAGGTATTCTGCACCCTTAATGCTGGCAATCTCCGAACCGCAGTGCTTACACTTGATAGCTTCGGCCTTGATCAGCTCCGCGCACTGCGGACATTTGCGCAGGTCGCGGCTTTCGATTGTGGCATCTTCATCCTCACCAAGCACCGCAAGGGCGATCCCGGCGATGATCGGCGAAAGGAAGAGTGCCAGCGCGCCCCAAAGCAGCCAATCGCGCCCCCATTCCTTGGCCCACCATGCGATGAGGCCAGTGAATGAAATCCAGGACAGGAATATCAGGGTGGCATCCATATCAAATATCCTTGTGCTTGCTGGGCGGCACTACTGCGGTAATCGCCTTGATGTCGTGAATGTCTTCCTTCATGGCCGTGATCCGCTCCGAGCCATTGACCGACATCAGAATGTAGCAATCATCGCGGAATTGAAGCAGTTCCTTGACCATCTTCTTACCATTCTTGAAGCTGACTAATACATATTCATTAACAGTGGGAACGCCGCTTGGCTCAAGCACTACATACCAGCCATCACGGATAGCGGGGAACATGGAATCTCCACGCACTCGAATTGCTATGGATCCTTCTTCGGCTTCGAACTCGACATACCCGTCGCCGCCTTCCAAATCCAGGTAGTACCCTTTGTCGCCCATCTTTGCGGTCCCCACTACGCGCGGAAATTTATTACTCTTATTGTCAGGAGTCCCCGCGAACGCTTCCCCTGCCTGGTTTCTAGTCCAATCCGTGGGGTCGGCCTGCAACTGATCGATGGTCAACCCCATCGCTTTCGCAATCGGGGCAAAGTACATCGATCGTTTGCTATCTCTCAATTCGAGCGCACTGATAGTGCCTACGTCGACACCTGAAGCTACCGAAAGCTGTTCAAGCGTCCATCCTAATCGGGTGTCCCGATGATATCTAATGTTTTTGCCAATTCCCATGCTCATCATATTAAACATCCGTAGAAAAAAATATAGGACAGGTGTTGATTTGCTATTTCTACAAGAGTAGAATTTTCCGCATGAACACATCGACAAACATATTCCCCGACGTTATTCAGCACTTTGGAGGCACCGCAACTGCCGCTGCCGAAGCGCTTGAATGCTCAATTCAAACGATCTGCAACTACCGTGACGGACGTGAAGTGCCGGCGGATATGTGCATAAAAATAGAAAAGCTATCAAAGCGGAAATTCCTCTGCGAGCAGCTGAACTCGAAGATTGATTGGCAATACCTGCGCGGAACGAAAAAGAAAGTCGCTTGATTGATGTGCTGTCCATGTGGGCAGCATATTTTTTTGCTTGAAATGGCTACAGGAAAGTACCGGAAAGAATTAGTCCGGTTCATTCCGGTAGGGTAAAAAAGGGGTTACACATGACATCGCGGCCACCCGCAGACCTACAGCTCACGCTGGACTTTGAGCCGTCACTGGTTGAGCGCCATCGCACAGCTTTGGATTGCGTCAAGCAGTCGGCCTACACGCACCGAAACCCTCTCAAGACACTCGCGGCAGACATGGACCTTTCAGAGTCCGAACTCTCGCGCAAGCTGTCGCAAAATCCAACCGATACTCGCCGCTTCACCCTTGACGATCTGGAAGCCTTCGTCAAAGCATCCGGTGACACGACTCCGATCCTCTACCTGGCAGCGAAATATCTCGTTGACCAGAAGGTAGTCAAGCAGGCCGCCGTGAACAAGCTGATGCGCGACCTCCCCGAATTGATGGCGCTGATCAAAACCGTCGTCACTGATCCGGAGGGTGAGCAGAAGTGATCGAACTCCGCTCCCGTCACCTCCACATGGCCCGCGTCTATCTCGGCCAGGCCAGGCACAGTCGCAATCATCCGAACTGGCACGCCACCTTGCTCACGTGGGCCGCGAATCGGCGGCGGCTGGCTGCTGGTCAAGCTATCCAATTGAGGCTCATTTGATCATGCGACCAACCCGCAATCACGGCCTGACCGACGCTGAACGCCGCAAGATGTGCGAGGGCAAGGTGCGCTATGCGGATGAGCTGGCGGCGATTGCCGGGGGCATGATCAGCCTGGAACAGCACGGCACCGAGAACGGAATCACGAAGTTGTACCGATACAAATGTCCAGCGTGTTTCGGCTTTCATCTTACCCGCAAGCGGCATCCTGGGCAGGAGCCCATCACTATCAATCTTGATCGGTTCAGGGTGGCGGCATGAGCGGAATTCTTCGGAACGTTGCCGTCCTGTTCGCCCGCCATGATTCAATTTACAAAACCTTGCCAGGATGTGACGTGTACGACATTGATCGCGATGCTAGATCATGGAAAGGAGGCTCCCCAGCAGTTACACATCCTCCGTGCCGTGCTTGGGGCAGGCTTCGCGCGTTCGCAAATCCTCGTCCTGATGAGAAACAGCTAGCCATCTATGCTGTTGATCAAGTTCGAACCTATGGGGGTGTTCTCGAGCATCCTGCATATTCGACTCTTTGGGATGCTGTGAACTTGCCTCGACCTGGTTGCGGTAAGGACAGCTTCGGCGGATGGTCTTTACCGGTAAATCAGCATTGGTGGGGACATAGAGCAGAAAAAGCTACTTGGCTCTACATCGTGGGTATAGATCCCAAAGATTTACCACCGATTCCATATCGCATTGATGAGCCTACGCACGTCGTGCAATCACGGAAGCGGCAGGATTACCGGCCACATATCTCCAAGGCGGAGCGCGAGGCTACCCCACCAGCTTTCGCCGATTGGCTTTGCCGCGTGGCACGCGGCACTTCGATTGCCGCTCAAAGGGCGGCCGCATGAACTTCTACAAGCACCACATCGGCGATTACGCCCAGGCCACAGCCCACCTATCGTTTGTCGAGGATGCCGCATACAGCCGCATGATCCGGAAATACTATGCTGAAGAGAAGCCATTGCCGGCTGACATTCGCGCCGTCCAGCGACTTATCGCAGCACGCACCAAAGAAGAAAAGCAAGCCGTCGAAGATGTTCTGAATGAGTTTTTCGAGCTGCGTGATGATGGCTGGCACAACAAGCGCTGCGATGCTGAATTGGCCGTAAGCAACGAGCTCGAAAGCGAGCGCGAAGCCAAGGCTGCAAACGAGCGTGAACGCCAAAGACGTCACCGTGAAGAGCGCGCAAAGCTGTTTGAAAAGCTGCGCGAGTTCGACATCGTTCCGCCTTACGACGCTAAAACCGAAACACTTCGGTCACTATTGACTGACGCTCAAAGTCACATACCTGTCACACGTGACAATGCCAAAATGTCACAGCCTGTCACACCACCTGTCACGTGTAATGCAACGGCTAACCAGACGCCAGAAGCCAGACACCAGACACCAGATATAAAACCTATACAGGAATCATCACCTCAACTCACTGGCGATGACACCCCCCGCCAACCTGGTGAATGGTTCGGCTGGTTCAACCGAAACCACGGAACGCAATACGACGCCAACAGCCTGCACGACCGCAAGAAACTCATGACGGTTTTCACAAACTGGAACACCGCAGGCATTACCCCCGAGCAAGTCAGCCAAGCAGTCAAGCGAGCGCACGCCGAAGCGAAAGAGCCCATCGCCAACCTCGCGCTGTACGTTGATCGCGTGTTGGCCAGCATGACCGCGCCACCGCCAATCGGTAAGCCATCGGTGCATGACGCAAGGGCGAAAGTCGCGCAGGAAATTTGGGGAACACAGGAACAGGAGGAAGCAAAGCATGGACGCACAATCGAACACGAAGCAACCGATCCCGATGAAGGCCATCGACCGGCTCTTCCAGCGGCTTAGCCTGAACTACGGGCGCCTGTTTCTGGACATGTGGAAGGACATTCCCATCGACCAGGTAAAGGCCGAATGGTCGGAAGGTCTCGCCGGTTACCCCTACGACGACATCAGCGCGGCTTTGAACTACTGCCTTGATCACAACAAATTTCCTCCGACGCTGCCGGATTTCAAGCTGTTGTGCAAAGAGCAGAGGCGGGCGCCAATCATGCGGGCTCTTCCACGGAAGTTCACCGAAGAGGAAATGAAAACCAACCGCGGCCGGATGGCGAGCATCGTGGCATCCCTCGCAAACGGCATGAAGGTGAGTCAGTGACATGCGAGCTATGCAAAACCAAATCTTTAACCTTCGATTTCGCGTTGCGATGCTGCTTGGTTCGCTGGGTATCTGGTGCATACAAGCCTCATGCAAAGTCCTGGCTGAATCGGTATCGAAGCCAACACGGACAGGAGGCAATGCTGCAGCTGATCTCGGAGGTGAAGGCGTATGACGCGGCCAAATTACAAACGCTACACCCGCAAGCAGATGCAGCAGCAGCTGCAACGGATCGAGAAGATGCTGACCAAAGGCCCGCTGACCTGTTCGTCACTGCAGAAGCGGACAAAGCTCAGCAAGCATGCGCTACACCACCGCCTGCGGATCCTGCGCAATGACGGAAAAGTTCGGTATGACCAGCGTGATAGCACGATCTTCTGGAGCCTCGGGACCATGAAGGCATTGGAAGCTAAACCGAAATGCAACGGACCCAAGCCGGACATCATGCTCAAGTGGGGAGGGTATGCAGCATGAGCGAAATCAAGCTGGTTCTCCCGTACCCGATCAGCGCAAACCGCTACTGGCGCAGCTTCGTACCTCGCGGACATCAGCGGGCCATCGTGACGCTGAGCGATGAAGCCAAGAGCTACAAGCAGCAGGTCGGCTGGATGTGCAAGGCCGCCGGCATCAAGCAACCGATCATCGGGCGCGTGCATATCGACATCCAGCTGTACCCGAAGCGTCCGCAGGATTGGGCAAAGCGCGCCAAAAAATCACCGGACTCATGGGACGACGACGTGCAATGCCTCGACCTGGACAACGTGAACAAGGTGCTGTTCGACGCGATCAAGGGCATTGCGATCGAGGATGACAAGTGGGTGCGCAGGCTGACTTCCGAGCGCATGGAGCCGGACGGCGAGGCCCGGGTTGTGGTGACGATACGGCCGCTGCAGGTAGTGACACCGCAAGCGGCGCTGATTTGATCCTGCACATTTTGCAGGCAATAAAACAAAAGGGGTTGTGATGGAACTACCGAATGCCGAATGGAAGCGATATTGGGGCGTGCCTTCAAGCATGAAGATTATTCCAGTGCTGGTTGGCCGCATCTGCCGGAATTTGGGCTATCCACAAGGCTGAAGCGAATGTCATTCCGCATTAAAGACGACTTCCGCATCCGGTCCCAGCTGGCCGGATTCCAGCCAAAGCCCACCGATCCGCACGAGATTAAGAGGGCAGGGTGGCAGGAACTTGGGATCCTGGTAATAGACCGTGCACATCCAAGCCTGACGCCGCAGGAACGGGCATTCATCGAAAACATCGGGACGAAGTTCTATGGGAGGCGCAATGGAACAGGCTGAGATTACTGACGAGCTCAAGGCCGTCAAGGATGCGCTCGACGTGTGGGCGAAGTGGATGAATCGCGACGAATCCGACAAGCTCGGTTACGGTGCATCCGGCGTCGGGTTCAATTCTCGCAGTGTCAGCGGCTGGGATGATTTCGCCCGCAGGGTCGATAAGAACATGGCGATCAATGTCATGGCGCTCTACGAGGATTTGAGCGACACGCAGCAGATGGCAATCGATCACTTTCACCTTGCGGCAGTATGGCGGCCGCAGCGGTTCAGCCTGGAAGAGTGCTATGAACAGGCCTTGGCAATCATCATGAAAGGGCTGAAGCGGAGGGCGTTGATATGAGTGAAAAAGTTACCATCCTGCCGTATATCCCGCCGAAGAAGAAATCTTGTGCGGCGGATAATGACAAAGCGCGGAGGAATCAGGAGGCTCATCAAAAACACCTTGATAGCTTGATCCGTGAACCTTCCGGCGAGGATGACGATGACCTTCTCAGCGAAACCGAGAAGAACTTCCGGGATGGAACCCGATATTTAAAGTTTTCATTTGCTATTGACAAAGGAAAATTCAAGGCGTAGATTTTCCCTCGGCTGAGCAGTTGGGTGCCCAGCCGAAACGTAAAGCCAGCCGAAACGCTGGCTTTTTGCATTTATAGAACCCGTTCTGGCTGAGCCTCGGCGGGTTTTTTCATGCCCCTGAGGGGCGAAACCAGCCCCGAGGGCGAAAGATGACAGACGCCAAGCCGAAAGCTGGGCGGCAATCTCTTTACCGCCCAGAGTATGCCGAGCACATACGCAAGATGGCCTTGCTCGGCTGGACCGACAAGGAAATAGCTAAAAATCTCGGCGTGTCCTTGCGCACGTTCGGTTACTGGAAAAACCAATATCCGGCCGTTGCGGATGCGTTGCGCCACAAGGAAATTGCCGACGCCGAAGTGCTGAACGCGATCTACCAGGCGGCAGTGGGGCAGACAATCAAGACGCAGAAGGTCATCGGTAAGGGCGAAAGCCAGAAGGTGGTCGAAGTCACCGAGCGCATCCCGCCGAACGTAATGGCCGGGATGTACTGGCTGAACAATCGCCAGCGCACACGCTTCAGCCGTAACCCGGACCCGATACAGGATCCGGACGAACCATTGCCGACCAGCGTGAAGGTCACCGTCGAAGACGCGAGCGATCCGAATGCCGAAGCTAAATAAGCCGCAGGCCAGATTCCTTGCGTTGCCGAACAAGTACCGCGCATTCGTGGCCGGGTTTGGTTCCGGTAAAACATGGGTGGGTTGTGCCGCGCAGTGTCAGCATTCATGGGAACACCCGCGCATACACGCCGGCTATTTCGCACCGACGTACGGACATATCCGCGATATTTTCTACCCGACGATTGAAGAGGTCGCCAGCGATTGGGGGCTGACCTGCAAGATCAACGAGGGGAACAAGGAAGTCCATTTGTTCAGCGGGCGCATTTACCGCAACACGATCCTTTGCCGCTCGCTGGACAAGCCGGGCGACATCGTAGGCTTCAAGATCGGCCGGGCTCTGATCGATGAGCTGGACCTGTTGAAGAAAGACAAGGCAACGTTAGCCTGGCGCAAGGTGCTGGCGCGGATGCGCTACAAGGTCGACGGGCTCATGAACGGCGTTGACGTAACAACGACGCCCGAGGGCTTCAAGTTCGTGTACGAGCAGTTCGTGAAGCAGCTGCGCGACAATCCCGCGCTGCGCGAGCTGTACGGTCTGGTGCAGGCCAGCACGTACGAGAACGCGAAGAACCTGCCGGCGGACTACATCCCGTCACTGCGCGCCAGTTACCCGCCGCAGCTGATCGATGCCTACCTGCGCGGCCAGTTCTGCAACCTGCTCAGCGGTTCGGTGTATGCGAACTTCGACCGGGTGCTGAATCGCACCACGGATGAGATCAAGCTGCGCGAACCGCTGCATATCGGGATGGACTTCAACGTGCTGAACATGACCGCGACCGTCAACGTGGTACGCGAGGGCAGGCCGATGCAACTGGCTGAACTTACCGGCGTACGCGATACGCCGACGATGGGCCGCATGCTGAAAGATCGCTACCGCGTGAAGGATGCCGAGCACCCGATTGTGATCTACCCGGACGCCAGCGGCCAGAATACGAGCAGCAAGAATGCGAGCGAATCCGATCTGTCGATCCTGCGCAGCATGGGATTTCAGATCGAAGTGAATCACAGCAATCCGGCCGTAAAGGATCGCATCAATGCGTTCAACGGCCAGATATTGAATGACCTGGGCGAGCGCCATTTCCGGATCAATACGGACCTTTGCCCGGTGTCGACCGAAGCGCTCGAGCAGCAGACGTGGGACAAGAACGGCGAGCCGGACAAGAAATCAGGCCACGATCACCCGAACGACGCAGAAGGCTATTTCATCGTGAAGCGCTACCCGATACCGGGCCGCAATATCACCAGGACAACTATCTCAGGAATCTAAATGCCAGCCGACAGCAAACATCCCAGCTATGAACACGGAGCCGCCAAATGGTCGCGCTGCCGTGACGCCGTAGCCGGGCAGGATGCCGTCCACATGGCCGGCGAAAAGTACCTGCCGAAGCTGAAGGATCAGTCGAAAGAGGATTACGACGCCTACAAGTGCCGCGCCACGTATTTCAACGCCACGGGCCGTACGCTGGACGGGCTGGTAGGCATGATCTTCCGCAAGGCGCCGGTCGTAGTGATGCCGGCTGCGATGGAAGACATTGCGAACGACATCGACCTCGCCGGAACGACATTGATCGGTCAGGCTGAGAAGGTTGTTCGTGAAGTGCTGGACGTAGGCCGCATTGGCCTACTGGTTGAATTTCCTGTCGTGGTAGAGCAGCCGTCCAACCTGGCGCAAGCCGCTGCGCAGAACCTGCGCCCGTACACCAGCACCTACCAAGCCGAATCGATCATCAACTGGAAGTCCGCACGCGTGAATAACGTGATGCAGCTCGTTCTGGTTGTGCTGTCCGAGGATTACGAAGTCAGCAATGATGGCTTCGAAAGTAAGATGGAAAAGCAGCTGCGCGTGCTGTCGCTGACCGAAACTGGCTACCAGCAGCAGCTATATCGCAAGAATGACCGTGGCGAATGGGTACCGGAAGGCGATCCGATTATCCCGCTGAATAAGGGCAAGCCCTTATCGTTTATCCCGTTCTATGCTTTCGGGCCGAATTCGAACGACCTGATGGTGCAGGAACCTCCTTTGCTGGATCTGGTTGACCTCAACCTCGCGCATTACCGCGTCAGTGCGGATTATGAACATGGTTGCCATTTCACCGGCCTGCCGATGCTGTTCATTGCCGGTGTACAGCTCAAGGAGGGCGAGAATGTATCGCTTGGCTCACAGACAGCGCTTGTGACCGACAGCCCAGCACCAGGAGCAGACGGAAAGTTCATCGAGTTCACCGGCCAAGGCCTTGGCGCACTCGAAAACAACCTCAAGAGTAAAGAAAACCAGATGGCCGCCATCGGCGCGCGCATGCTGGAACAGCAGAAAGCAGGCGTCGAATCCGAAGGGGCGATGCAACTGCGCAGCAACGGCGAAACGTCCGTACTGGCATCGATTGCCAATCTGGTCAGCCAAAGCTTTACGCGCATGCTGGCATTCATGGCCGAGTGGGCGGACGTGAAGGGCGACATTTCCATCGCCCTGAATACCGATTTCATGCCGAAGGGAATGACCGCGCAGGAATTGAGCGAACTGACCAAGGCCATGCAGGCCGGCGCAATCAGCTTTGAAACCTACTTCGAGAACTTGCAGCGTGGCGAAATCATTCGCGGCGACAAGACGGTCGAGGAAGAGAAGGAACAGATAGCCGACGACGGCACGCCGCTTGGTGGCGCTGACGATGGCAACGATTAACGAAACGCTGCTGGATGCCGCAGTAGATCACCAGATCGACATTACGCGGTACGGCAACGGCGTAGTGCGCCGGATGCTGGCACTGCTGAACCGTGTCGATCCTGACCTGATGGCGCAATTGCAGGCGGCTCTCGAGCGTTTACCCGCTGACAGATTCACCGTGCAGCGCCTGGACGATCTACTTGGTTCCGTGCGTTCGCTCAATGGCAAGGCCTACGACGCGATGACCGACGGCCTGTTGACAGAACTGGCCGAGCTGGCCGACTATGAAGCCGCCTACCAACAGCAGCTATTCACCAGCGTGGTTCCGGTGCAGGTTCAAGTCGCCGCCGTGGCATCCGAACAGGTTTACGCTGCAGCGATGGCGCGACCCTTTCAAGGCCGGATTCTGAAAGAATGGGCCAGCGGTATAGAAGCGGCCCGCATGACACGTATTCGTGACGCCATCCGCATCGGCTACGTCGAGAACCAGACTATCGACCAGATGGTGCGGCGGGTTCGTGGTACTCGCTCGCTGGGCTATGCCGACGGTCTGCTGACGATAGATCGCAGGCATGCCGAGGCGGTAGTCAGGACGGCGGTTGGTCACACGGCCAACTATGCGCATGATGCGTTCTACGACGCCAACGCGGAATTGATCAAGGGAATAAAACTGGTCGAAACGCTGGATCATCGGACATGCATTCAGTGCATGAGCCTGGATGGCAAGGTGTTCCCATTGGACAAGGGGCCGCGACCGCCTCATCATCTTGCATGCCGAGGGACAACCGCCCCTGTCATAAAAAGCTGGCGCGAGCTGGGCTTTGACATGGATGAAACGCCGACCAGCACCAGATCCAGCTTGGACGGTCAGATTCCCGCTGATATTACTTATTCGGAATGGCTAAAGAAACAACCTGCTGCGCGTCAGGACGAGGTGTTGGGCGTAGCAAAAGGTAAACTCTTCCGCGATGGCGGATTGCCGGTTGATCGGTTCGTGAACAGATTCGGGCGCGAGTATACGCTTGCCGAGCTGCGGACGCGGGATGCTGCCGCTTTTGCGCGGGCAGGGCTATAATCCGTGAATGGATGACCAACCCAAGCTGAAAATCGTGAAGTCAGTGCCGCCGCCCGAAAAGCAGCGCGCATCGGAACGGTTGAAGGACACGAAGGTGAAAGGCATTCCGCAATGTCCGCGCTGCGCTGGGCGCACGTATCTGACAATACAGACCGCAGACTCGAAACAGAAGGTGTGTTATTTCTGCTCGATGAAGGGTGAAATGGTCGTGATGATTTAAGTGATATTATAGTTTCGTCAGCGCGAAATGGTTATGGGTAACTGATCGACCCTCGTGGCTTCCGCGCAGGAAGCGGCTGCATCGTCTCTGATGCCGCGCTGACACATTAACAAACCCGCTCCGGCGGGTTTTTGCTTTTCCGAAGCTCCACAGCCCGAGGCTGCTGGGGCTTTTTTATTGGCCTGAGGCCGCAACTATCCCTGAGGGAAAACACCATGTTTAAGACGAATCGCTCTTTGCTCTACATCGCATTTTCTTGGCTAACGGCATATATGGGCCGGTCCGGGTTGATCCTGTACGCGGGAGACATCGACTTGAACGCGCCAGAGGTCAAGGCCGCAATCGATGAAGCAGTCGCTGGCCTCTCTTCGAAAAACGCCGAACTGCTCAAGGAAGTGAAAGAGCTGCGCAAGGGCAAGTCTGTAAATCCAGAGGATTTAGACCGGATCGAATCTGAACGCGATGACCTGAAAGCCCAGCTCGACAAGGCCAGCAAGGATCTGAAGGCCGCCACGGCAACCGCCGAGAAGGCAACGAAGGCGCTCGCCGATGAGCAAGGCTTCACGCAAAAGCTGCTGATCGATAACGGACTGCTGGAAACGCTGAGCAAGAACGGCGTGACCGACCCCGCTTATCAGAAAGCCGCTGTTGCGATGCTGCGCTCCGGTGTTCAGATCGTGGTTGACGGTGAAAATCGTGTAGCGAAGGTCGGCGACAAGGCGCTCGCGGATCACGTCGCGGAATGGGCGAAGTCGGACGAAGGCAAGCGCTTTGCTTCGGCACCTGGCAATAGCGGCGGCGGTGCAGGCGGCGGCAGTGGTCAAGGCAATGCCAAGACCTATACCCGCCAGCAATTCGACAATATGAATCCGCAAGATCAGGCCAATTTGTCGAAGGCTGTAAATAAAGGCGAAGCCGTTCTCACCGACTGACAGAAAGACAAGCATTCAAATCCAGACCCGCTCTAAGCGGGTTTTTCATTCTTAGAAAGGTTAAATATCATGGCTGCAATTACCCTTACCGGGCTGATCCCGACCATTCACGATGCCATGGACGTCGTTTCTCGCGAGCGAGTTGGGTTTATCCCGGCCGTTTCTAAAGATTCTTCGTCCGTCCGCGCCGCTCTTAATGAAACCGTCCGTTCTCCAGTGGTTGGCGCAATGACTGCCGAAGACCTGACGGCCGCTGCCTATGCTGCTGACGTTCCGGCTCGTACCATCAACTACGTCGACATGACGATTAGCAAGGCCCGTTCTGTGCCGTTCGGCTTCACTGGCGAAGAAGCAAAGTCCTTGAGCCAGCGCGAAGGCAATTCTCTGCCGGTCATCAACCGTGACAGCATTGCCCAAGCACTGCGCACGTTGACCAACGAAATCGAGTCCGACATCGGGGCCCTGCATATCTACGCTTCGCGTGCTTACGGTACTTATAACAGCGTGCCATTCGGTACTGCTGCCGATCTATCCGATTTCGCTCAATCGGCGAAGATTCTGGATGACAACGGCGCACCGATGTCCGATTGGCAAATGGTGCTGGGCTCTGCTGCCATCGCCAACATTCGCGGAAAGCAATCTGGCCTGTTCAAGGTGAATGAAGCAGGTACCGATGAAATGTTGCGTCGTGGCATCGTTGGTAACGTGGAAGGCTTCGACATCCACCAGTCGGCCGGCGTAAAGCGTAATGTCACCGCAGGCACAGGCGCCTCTGCCACGACCAACACCGCAGGTTATGCCGTTGGCGCTACCACCATCACGCTGGCCTTAGCGGGTACTGGTACTGTTATTGCGGGCGACATCATCACTTTTGCGGGGGATACCAACAAGTACCTCGTAGTGACCGGCGATGCTGATGTATCCAACGGCGGGTCTATTGTGATTGCCGAGCCGGGGTTGCAAGTGGCTATTCCAGCATCTGCAACGGCCATCACCGTGATTGCCGCGACGACTCGCAATATGTTCTTTCATCGCAGTGCCATCCATCTTCTGGCACGCGCTCCAGCCATGCCAGAAGGCGGCGACTCGGCGGACGACAATATCATCATCGTTGATCCGGTATCTGGCCTGCCGTTCGAGTTCACGGTCTACAAGCAAAAGCGACAAGTGCGCTATGAGGTCAACTTGGCATGGGGCGTCAAGATGATCGCACCGCGTCATGCTGGTCTTTTGATCGGCCAGTAACAGCGGCTAGTAATTCCAGCCCCTTCGTAAGAGGGGGCTGCTGTGACTAGTCGAACCAAATCAACAGGAGATTGCCATGTCCACCGTTCAAATCAAATCTACCCATCCAGAATCGCAAGGCCCTTTCGTCATCATTGACGAGGCCGATTTCATTGAAGGCCAGCATGAGCTGTACGTCGAAGGCGAGCCCGACGACGGCGATCTGACCGTCCCCGAGATCAAGGAAAAGCTGACCGCAGCCGGCATCGAATTCCCCGCCAACGCAAAAAAGTCCGATCTCTTGGCACTGTTGTCGCAGTAATTCACGGCGGTGGCCTGGTATGGCCCTGACCGCCGAAAGAGTAACCAAGCTCGCAAATCCAAGCGCCACAGCAATGGGGCGTTTCAGTTTGTAGTCTGATCAACTGAGGAATGAATCATGAAATTCTTACGCACATTTACCGTCGGCCTGCTGCTGGCCCTGTCTGCGCTTACCGCGCAAGCCGGTGCTCTGACTGATTACGCCGAGAACAAGGTGGTAGATGCGCTGATTCGTGCGCAAGCTATTGGCACGCCTGCCACCTGGTACGTCGCGCTTTACACCGCATGCCCGACGGACAGCACCGCTGGTACCGAAGTCACTGGCGGCAGCTATGCCCGCGTGTCGGTGACCGCCGGCCTGACGCAGTGGGTCGGCACGCAATCCGCCGGCAGCACAACGGCATCGAGCGGCACCGGCGGCATGACTTCCAACAATGCCACGATCACCTTCCCCGCGCCCACGGCGAATTGGGGAACGGTTACCTGCTGGGCACTGACCGACGCCTCGACTGCTGGGAATATCTGGATATTCTCGGCGCTCACCGTCAACAAGACCATCAACAACGGCGACGCCGCGCCGAGCTTTGCCACAGGCGCTGCCACCTTCCAAATCGATAACTAGTGCATGCCTGATTGATTTACCTTCCCATGCGCAGCGCCACGCATGGGGAATGTGTGGGGCGCCTGAAAGAGTGCGATGGCAACGACTTTATTTTGCCGGGCAACAGTTCAGAACGGGATCGCCAATTATCTTGATTTAAGCACTACCGCCGGATCTTCCAGCACCACCATTGCAACGGTCAACACGGCAGCATCCGGGACAGATATTCAATGGACGGATGCGGCGGGCGGCAATGTGCTGGCCTGGATTTCTCCGCCATTTGCCAGTGCAGTAACGATTGCGGGTGCAATCACTTTCTTGCACCAAGGGCGGGAATCTGCGACGGCCGCCAATTGCGGGCCGCGCGCGAGAGTTTACAAGCGGTCCGGTGGCGTTGAGACGCTGATTGCTGGGCCGGCTGATTACGGTACGGAATGGGGAACAAGCAACGTCGAGCGCTCATGGTCCGCGACACCAACCTCGACCGCTTTCGCAGTTGGCGACCAGATCGTCGTCAAGTGGTACATCACGAATGCCGGCGGGACGATGGGAAACGGCCGGCAATGTTTTATGTATTACGACGGACCAGGTGGCGGTTCTTTCGATACCCGGATTAGTCTCACGGAAACCGTGACCTTCCAAGGTCCTGCTGCGGTACTTGAAGCCTCAGCAACATCCGAAGCAACGGCCACTGGCGATATCACTACGCAGATCGCATTGACTGGTGCCGGGTTGGTGATTGCAGCCGCGACAGGTGATCTGACAACAGGGGGAGGAAGCGCACAACTCACTGGCAATGCGGCCGCAGTGATGACGGCATCCGGCGCGCTTACTACCCAGATCTCACTGGCGGGCAGCATGGCTTCTGTCACAAGCGCATCTGGCGCCCTGACAACGCAGATCCGGCTGGACGGTGCTGCCATAGCGCAAGCGGTCGCTTCGGCGGCATTGTCCACCGGAATCCAGCTGACCGGCGCAGCAGTCGCCAATGCAGCGGCCATCGGCAACCTGACCACACTGATCAACCTGATCGCAGCAACTGCGGCAACTTCGCAGGCGAGCGGGTCGTTGAATACACAGATACAACTCGCCGCGGCGGCGCAGGCGGTTGCCGAGGCAACAGGGCAACTAGCTGGCGGATCTCCGCAGATGAACGGCGCGGCACAGGCAGCAGCATCGGCGAATGCCAGCCTGAGCACGCAGATAAAACTATCCGGCGCCGCGATGGCGCAAGCATTGTTCGGTTCCCGCTGGCAGGAGCCTCGATTATCAGGCCGCTTTACGGCATAACTCCTTCGCCTGTGTTGACAACATCAGAGACGCGACCGCTTGCCGGTGCATCAATCGATTACCCATTGGCAGGATCAGACAGGACATACCCATGACACTCACCGTAGAAGACGGCACCGGCTTGGTAGACGCCGAGAGCTTCGTCAGCGTTGCTAATGCCGACACGTACCACAGCAATCGCGGGAACACGACCTGGGCCACGCTGACAACTGCACAAAAGGAAGAGGACCTGCGCCGCGCCACGGACTATATGGAGCAGGTCTACCGCAGCCGCTGGGCTGGCATTCGCAAGACAACTACGCAGGCACTGAGCTGGCCGCGCTATGACGTGCCGCTGGAAGATGTCGGCTATGGTTACGCCTACTACGACAGCGATTCCGTGCCGCAGATCGTCAAGAACGCTTGCGCCGAACTGGCCTTGAAGGCGGCGGCCGGTGAACTGGCGCCGGACATCGAGCAGCGCGTGAAGCGCGAGAAGGTGGATTCGCTGGAAGTTGAGTATGCCGATTACGGCTCGCAGTACACGCAGTACCGGGCCATCGATAACATGCTGCTGCCGGTGCTGTCTTCGGTGGGCGGGGCGTTTCGCAAGGTTGTGCGGGCGTGAAGGTTGTTCAATTTCCGGCAAGCGGTGTTGAAGATGTCCCAACCTCTCTTCGCAACCTCGCGGATAGCATCGAAAGCGGAAATTTTGGGGATGCGCACAACCTGGCTTGGGTGATTGATTGCGGCGATGGCCGTGTTGAATGCGGATTGGCTGGAAAGTCACCTTCATCTGGAGCGGAAGCTCACCTATTGTTTGCTATTGCACAGCGCAAGATCGAGGGCTCCAAGTGACGTTCGACTACACCAAATCCGCCGCGACCGCATTGCGACTGCTGACCAAGTTCGGCCGCTCGGTGACGCTACGCAAGCAGACGCCAGGCGCATACGATCCGGCGACCAGCTCGAACACAATCACGAACACGGATTACACCGGCCAAGGCGCATTGCTCGATTTCAACGAGCGCCAGCTCGGCACCAACTTTGCGGGCGGCTCCACCATTCAGCAGGGCGACAAATACCTTCTGCTGGCACCGTCCGGCATCACCGTGGCCCCCGTCACGAACGACCTGCTGATTTTCGGTAGCGATACCTGGACGGTGCTCAACGTGAAGACGCTGGCCCCTGCTGGAACCGCCGTCCTGCACAAGCTGCACCTTAGGAAGTAGAGCATGGCAACCAATGACCGTTTCCGCGCCAACATGGCGAAGCGGATTGCAAAGGCCAAAGGCAAGCATCAACTGTTCTACAAGAAACTGGTGCTTGAGATTTCGAGCCGCGTGGTCATGAAATCACCGGTCGATACCGGCCGCTTCCGGGCGAACTGGTTTGTCGGCTATGGATCGCCGAACCTCAAGACCGACAAGCTCACCGACAAGAGCGGCGCCAGCACGATAGCCGCGAATCAGGCCGCGATCATGGCGATCAAGGTGGACGGACGGACAATTTTTGTAACCAATTCGCTTCCGTATGCTCGCAGGCTGGAATACGAGGGCTGGTCGCAGCAAGCTCCGGCCGGAATGGTGCGCGTCACCTTGGCTGAACTCTCCGGCGTAGCGCGCCAAATTGCGAATGAGGTTAAGAGGACATGAGCACTGCATCAATAAGAAAGGCGCTGGAAACGAAACTGGCCGCGTTATCTCCGGCTGTCAGCATCGCCTATGAAAACTTTCCATTTGCGCCGGTCAACGGCACGCCCTATCAAGAATGCTTTCTGCTCCCCGGACAGCCCGACAACGCGGAAATGGGCGCGAAGAACTACCTCGAAGTCGGTGTGTTCCAGGTGACGCTGAAATATCCGCTCGGCAATGGCCCAGCCGCAGCGCAGGCCCGTGCGGAACTGATTAAAGCGCACTTCAAGCGCGGCACAACGATGGTGCAAGACGGCATCAACGTGATTGTGATCAGAACGCCGTCCGTCGCCGGTGGGTTCCCGCTTGGCGACCGTTACTGCATCCCTGTTTCGATCTATTACCAGGCGCATATCAGCCTCTAAATAGCACATAAATTTATGTAGTCCAACAACCCGCCTTGTGCGGGTTTTTTTTGCAAGGAGCAAATGAAATGACTATCGCACAAGGCACATCCAAACAGACGCGAGTTAAGCGTCAGAGCGCAAAAGGCTCGCTCGCCGGCACGTCCGGCGGGCAGATTATGCGCCGTGAACAATCGATTTTTGAACTGGTGAAAGATACCTATGACACCGCTTCGGAAATCACCTCCAAGCAGCAACTACTGAGCAACCGCCACGGCGTCAAGACCGTCAATGGTTCGCTGAATGGCTTGCTGTCTCCCGGCACCTATGCCGACCTGCTTTCTGCCGTGCTTCGCCGCGACTTCGCTGCGGTTACTGCGATCACCGCCGCATCAATCACGATTGCAGGAACCGGCCCGTACACTGTCACCCGTGCCGCCGGCTCCTACCTGACCGACGGCATCAAGATCGGCATGGTCGTGCGGCTTACTGCCGGATCGTTCAACGCCGCCAACCTGAACAAGAACCTGCTTGTTACCGGCGTGACTGCCCTGGTGCTGACGGTGATTGTGCTGAACGGCTCCACGCTGACCGCAGAAGGCCCGATTGCTTCCGCCACCGTGTCAGTTCCCGGCAAGGTCACCTACGTTCCTGAAACCGGCCATACAGACATCTATTGGACTGTCGAAGAGTGGTACCCGGATGCCTCGATCTCCGAGCGCAATCTGGACGTGAAATTTACGCAAGCCGACCTGTCTCTGCCTGGTACCGGAAACGCAACGATTAATTTCACCGCCATCGGGCTCGACCAAACTGACGACACTACCGTCTATTTCACTTCGCCGACCGCCGAAACCTCGACCGACGTACTGGCCGCTGCGAATGGTGCGCTGTATGTAGGCGGTACCGCGCAGGCAACCATCACCGACCTGAGCATCAGCATCAATGGCAACGGTTCGCCGGCTGATGGTGTGGTCGGTACCAACCTGCGCCCGGACGTGTTCCGCGGCAAGGTCATGGTGAACGGCTCGTTCACGGCCTACTTTGAAGGCGGCACCATCCCCGACCTGTTCCGCGATGAAACCGAGACCAGCATTATCTCGGCCCTCACCGCTGGCACGGCCGCTGCTGCCGATTTTGTCACCTTCACCCTGTCCGAGCTGAAGCTGAACACTTCGACCCCGGACGATGCAGAAACCGGACTCAAGCGCACCTATTCGTTCGTGGCAACTTACAACGCTGGCGGCGGTGCTGCGCTGGCTAACCACGCCACGACGATCATGGTGCACGACAGCCAAGCCGCATAAGACGGCATATCGATTTATCTGAGCAGCTTTTGCTCGCCCTGGGCATATGACCCGCTGGCATGGTGCTGGCGGGTATTTTTTATGGAGCAATCGAAAATGGAAAAGCAAAACAAAACCGCACCGCTGGACATTACCGCTTTCGACGCCGTGGCCGAATCCGAAGAAGGCTACGACCTGGAACTGAAGCATGCCGACGGATCGACCGGCACGGGTGTGATTGTGACAATTATCGGCAAGCATTCTGATGTCGTGGTGGCTGCGCAACGGGTTCGCCTCAATAAGCTGGTACGCGATGAGCAGATGGCAAAACGTCGCGGCAAGGATGTCGAGATCGATGTCGAAAAACTCGCGGATCAGGCCCGCGACGACGCCATCCTACGCGTCACCGGCTGGAAGAACGTCAAGCAGGAATTCAGCAAGGAACTGCTCAAGGCCGCATTGGTGCGCAACCCGCACTGGATCGATCAGATCGTATCGGCCTCGGATGACGCGGGAAATTTTATCAAGAGCAGCTGACCGAGCTGCTCGACTATGCACAGGCCAAGTTCAGGGCCGACGCCAAGCTGAACAAGGTAGGCAAGGACGGCAAGACGCTGCTGGAAACGCTGCAGGTAGTCGAGCGGATGAAAGGCCGTCCACCTGCTGAACTCATCGAAATTAACGCTTCAGTTCCAGAGTTCCCGGATGCCTTAGGGTACCTGTGGGATTGGTTCATTTCACTCCATAACACGCGGCAAATAGGCATGGCCGCATGCCCGATCACCGAACAGGAAATTAGCGCGTTCTGCCATAACCGCAGCATGCGCATGAGCCTGTTTGAACTGGAAGCGATCCGCACGCTGGATCGCCTTGCATTAACTGACTATTCAAAGGAAAAGTAGATGGCAAGAGTCAATACGACCTGTGGGATTTACCGGATTACTAATCGTGTAAATGGCAAGGTCTATATTGGCTCGTCCAAGGCCATTGAAAATCGCGCGTACCAGCACGTATGGGAACTGAACCGAAACGAACACCATTCCATTACTTTGCAGCGCGCATGGAATAAGCACGGTAAAGATGCATTTGAGTTTGAAACCGTGCTTATTTGCTCACCAGATATGTTGCTGGTCTACGAGCAATCCCTTATGGATTTTTACGATTCAGCATGCCCTGGCAAGGGTTACAACATTTCAAAGGATGTAACGCGCCCGCCTGTAGTGGAGTACAGCGCCGAGCGTAGGAAACAAATGTCTCTGCAAAGGTTGGGGAAGCCAGTTCACAAAAACGATCCAGAACGTTACGCAAAGCTGCTCGAACTCGCTGCTCAGCGTCGCGGCGAGAATCATCACACCTTTGGCAAGCCCATGAGCGAAGAAACGAAAGCGAAGATAAGCGCTGCCAAAAAAGGCAAGCCATCATGGGATCGTTCAAAGGTTGAATATAAATCTATGAAGGGCGTGCCGAGAACTGAAGCGGTTAAGGCAAAGATTATAGAAGCCAAGCGTAGCAAGCCATGCCCATATGCAAAAGTTACTGAATCGCAAGTGATTGAGATGCGTCAGTTGAGAAAACTACAAGGGCTTTCCTACAGGAAGTTGGGAGAAATTTTCGGGCTTGACAAGACATCTGTGGGATCAATCATCACAGGTAAAAATTGGCCTAACGTGGGAGGGCTCTAGCTTTGGTGGACATAGAGGCGATTGGAATTTCCGTCGATACGTCCGGCGTAAAAGCCGGCGCCCGCGATCTCGATGCCCTCGGCCGTTCTGCTGACCAAGCTTCCCGCAAGGCGGATAACCTCGGGAAGACAGTCAACAAGGGGTCAAAGGAAATCGGCAGCCTCGGAAAATCGGCTGACCTTTCGACTGCTGCTGTCGCCCGTTTCGGCGGGGCTGTTGGAATCGCGTATTCAGCCCTGCAAGCAAGCCGTGCGCTTGTCGCTGCCGCCGATCAATACACCAAGCTGACAGCGCAAATTCGCAATGCCACGCGCACGCAATACGAATATAACGCCGCCTTTGCTGATACCACGCGCATCGCCAAGGTGGCACAGTCGGAAATCGAGGGCGTAACCAAGTTATACGCGCGGCTGAATCTGGCCCTGCGTGACGCCAACCGTAGCCAGCAGGAAGTTGCGACCGTCACCGAAACCGTCGCCCTGGCGCTGAAGGTCAACGGCGCCAGCGTCGGCGAAAGCACATCGGCCATGCTGCAGCTCTCACAGGCCTTCGGCTCCGGCGTGCTACGCGGCGAGGAATTCAATGCGGTCATGGAAGCCGCACCGAACCTGATGCGCCAGCTTGCGACCAGCATGGGCATCCCCATCGGCCAGCTGCGCAACCTCGCCAGTGAAGGCCAGATCACCGTGAATGAACTGACCAAGGCCTTCACTGATTCGAAATACCTGTCAGCGTTGCGCGAACAGGCCAAGAACGTGCAAACCATCGGCGGCGCATGGCAGGTATTCAAGAACGAAGTGATCCTGTCCATCGGCGAGATCGATAAGGCCGTCGGCGGCTCTTCGTTCTTCTCGTCCTTTATCAGCGGCCTCGGCATGGCGCTGAAAGAGGCATCCGGTCGCGGCGGCAACACGACCGTGCGCAAAGAAAATCCAGAGGATGCCCTGTTCGGTAACCTGAAAAAAGGGATGTTCTTCGGTGGCCTGAGTGGGATGCAGATCGGCGACACGCCGGAAATCGTGAAGAAGCAAAAAGCCGCTTTTGATGAGTTGGCCAAGACCCTGCACATCACGTCATCCGAATACGAAAAGATGAATGATCTTCAAAAGAGAGCGAAAAAGGCTCTTGATGATGGTGCTATCTCGGCGACTCAGTACGCGCAAATTATGGAAGGCATCGCTGCCGAACGAAAGAAATTAGGCAAAGGAGAAACGGAAGCAGCGAAAAGGGTAATTGAAATACAGCAGGAACAAATGCGTTCGGTCGGCGACCTGGCTGATGAAATATTCAAACTTGGCGGAGTAGAAAAAACCCACCTTGATATTTTGCAAAGCCAACTCGACCTAATGCCGCGCATACCGGAAGAAATCCGTTCCGCCATGCAAGCTCGGATCGACTTGGCCCGGGCAATGGAACAAGAGAATTACTGGCATGAAATCCTTGGCGATTCTATTGAGCGCGAAATCGACCAGCAAAACCTCCTTGAAGATGCCGTACGTGCCCAAACAGAAGCGCGTGACGCGATTCTTTCAAAGTCCGCCGACGAAATGCTGCGCCGGGAAGAGGATTTGAATGTCGCGCTAATTTATGACGATGAGAAGCGTGTCCTTGCGCAAATGCAGCTCGAATACGACCGCCAAGAGGCCTATATCCGCGGCTTGGACGATGGCACAGATGCCACACATGCCGCCGTCGAATCCATGTTGGAAGACCTCAAACGTCTTTACGGTATGGAGATTTACAAACAGCAATTCGACAAGCAAAAAAAGGTGTGGGAGTCAATCGAGAAGACCGCCCACGATACCTTTATCAGTATCTTTGACAGCGGGAAATCCGCATTTGACCGCCTGCGCGATACGTTGAAAAATGGCCTGCTTGATCTGCTGTACCAGATGACCATTAAGAAATGGATCATCAACGTCAGCGCGGCCGTATCGGGTGGTACAGCCGGGTCAGCAATGGCTAGCCTCATGCCTGGCGAGTTCGGAGGTTCAGCGGGCGGTTCCAGTGGTTTCGGTATGGGAAGCATCAAGTCCATGTTTGATGTGGTTACCAAAGGATTTGACGCTGCAAATAACTTGTTCGTGGGCGCGATCAATGACTTTGGCGCATCGGTCGCCAATATGGGCGGCGTCTTTTCAGATGTCGGCGGCTGGATCGGCCAGTATTCAAACACCATTGCATCGGTCGCGCCGTTCATTCCTTCGGTGATCAGCATCTTGTCTGGTGACGTGAAGGGCGGTATTGCCAGCGGAATCGGTGCAGGTATTGGCTACGCGGTCGGCGGCCCGATTGGCGGGGCTATCGGTTCCGCGCTCGGCTCATTCGTCGGCGGCCTGTTCGGCAAGAAAAGCCCGCCGATGGTCGGCTCGCAAGCATCTGGCACTTTCTCTGCTGGCGAATTCACCGGCACCTTTGGCAAGTACGGCAAAAAGGACATCGGCGCTGCTTCTTCACTCAACGAACTGAACAAGGCCTTTGCAACGCAGCTCGGCACGCTGCTGAAGGCGTTCGGGTTAAATGATAAGGTTTCGGTAAATTCGATTTATCGCAACCGCACCGTCACTCGTGGTTTCTTCGGCGCGTCGTTCGATGGCGGCAATTTCTACAGCATGATTTCGAAGAAGGAAGACTTTCAGACATACATCAACAAGGTGCTGGGGCAGGAGCTGGTCAAGGCTATTCAGATGTCGAAGCTGCCAGACGGCATCCGCGCACTTTTTAACGGCATGACCGATAAAACGCAGGTCACGAACATGATCCAGGCGTCGATTAACCTGAACAGCGCACAGGAGCAGCTTGCCGAGCGTTTCGGTCTGACCGTAAACCAGGCCGCGAAGGTGTCAAGCGCGACGGGCGTGGCAGGCGACAACCTGATCGCCTTCGTCAACAGTCTGGTGGGGGCCGCCAATGCGTTCAAGACCATGGGCAAGGTACTGATTGACGCCCGCGACAACCTGACTGCATCGTTTGCTGGTTCTGGCGGCGGCAGCCTTCCGGCAACGCTGAACGCCTTCGATGAAGTATTGAAGGGCATCGACAAGACGACGCAGGCGGGCATCGAGCAATTCACGGAGCTTTACGCGATCCGCGATAGCTTCAACCAGTACGTTCAATCGATTGACGCCATCAAAGGCGGCGTGAAGGGATCGCTGTTCGGCATTGTGTCTCCGGCGGAACAGCGATCCATGATGCAGGCCGATCTTGCGCAACTGTTCGGTGCGCTCAACCTGCAAATTCCTGGATCCGTGCAGGAGCTAATCAATCTTGGAAAGAGCATCGACTACACGACCGAGGAAGGGCTAAACCTCGCTGCTGCATTCCCGTCGCTGGTGCAGGCCTTCCAGCAGGCACGCGAGCAGACCAATGCGCTTACGGACAGCCTGCAATCACTGGATATCAGCCGCTTCGCCACGCTGGTTGATTACACCCGCGCCGTGCGCTATGCGGAGAGCGGCATCAACATCGCCAATCTACCTTCTTACGACGTCGGGACCAGCTTCGTTCCTTCTGATCAAACCGCAAACATTCATCAGGCTGAACG